AAGAAAGAAGCGTAGTTTTTGTCAATAAAGAATCAGAAATGAAAGAAAAATTAAGGAAAATTTCTTTGGCTGCTGCTAAAAAAGCTGCGAAACTTGAAGAAAAAGTCAAGTTGAAAGCTCAAAATTAATATAACAGCTTTAGTAATGGGTATTCCTAAAGTGACGGTCGATACAATGTTGATAAAATTAACCAAAGGACCAATTTACTGTCACATGGACAAGCGACCTGTAAAGTATATGTTCGGAGCAAATAATTACGGAGAGGTTTTCGGATTTATAAACCCTGCAGACGGCGATAGATGGGACGTGTTGGTTCCCGGATATCCTCGTCTTTCCTTCAAAAAACGCTTTAAAATCAAAAAAGTGGAAGGAATTATTCTTTATAAAAACGGAAATCACAAGATTGTTGTAGATGTAGAAACACCTCTACAAAGAAATCCTAATTTCTGGCCGGAAGTGAAAGCTTATCGTAATAATTATGAAAAAATTGTTAAACTACGCGGACAGGTTGTTCCCTTTCAAAAAGAAAATAACAGAAAAAAGTGTAAGTAGTGATTGAATGGTGATTAGGATACGAGCTGTGTCGCTTTGTGGATGAATATCATGACAAGTTCCGCTAGCCATGTGTAAACTTTCAACAACGGAGAGCTTGCGGTTTAAGGAAAATGACTCTTGACCAAGTGAAAAATAAGCGAGAGCAAATCCCAAGAATACGTACGCAACTATTTTGATAAATTTTGTTTGTTCGTTCATTATAATAGTCAAAAAAAAAATAAGCATTATAATGAGTGCTATTAGGCAAAAATATCCGAATAGAGTTCCTATTGTAATAGAATCAGGAACAAAAGGATTTGTTATAGAACCGAAGAAATATCTCGCACCTAAAGAATCGACACTGGCGTCATTTATTGCAAGTGTGAGAAAATATGCTAAACTAAATTCAAAAGAAGCTTTATTTTTTATGGTAAATAATGTGATGGTTCCAGCAAGTGAAACTTTAAGTGAGATTGACTCGAGAAATACGTTCGAAGATGACATGTTGCACATGGTGGTAACGAAAGAAGACACGTTTGGTTAACGAGAATAGTTCTTAACCAGTAATGAATCCAATTGTTCAAAGTAAAGTAATAATACTTTATCGTTTAAAGTTAAATGTTCCCATTTGGATTGATCATCGTTTAATAGGTAATTTAAGCAATTATATTGTTGGTCGCGATATTTCCAGCGGCTATTTTTAAACTTGGTGGTGTAATAAAATAATCTTATTGCAGCACAAGTGGCGGGAATCGACACTTTGTAATGAACGAAATTCTCGCGTTCAAAAGCTTCAAGAAATTCTTTGGTAAAATTGCGTTCAATGGCATCGATAAGATTTTCCACGAATGAAACAAATTGTGCCATATATAAAATAATAAATTTAATCGTTTAAGTTTTAAAATATATGTAAATTAAAGCTAAAAAATGGGGTCGCCTTTTTTGCAAAATACGGAGCGCTTAGTATTGAAAAAGAAATTGTCGGTGTCGGCTTTGAATAAAATAACGCGCGTAAAGTTGAACACGGTCGCTTCAGCATTAGGATTAAAGCCAGAGCATTATAAAACAAAAAGAGATCTTTATGAAAAAATGTGGGAATGGACGAATGGTTTACCGTCAATTCGATGTTCAAATAAAACGGACCCTGTAACTCTTGACAATATTGATGATATTCCTAAAGATAGATTGTTTGAATGGGATCAAAACGGTAAACACTGGGGAGCTGATGTGACATCTTTAAATAATTTAATTGAAACGGGGAATACTCGATTGCCATGGTCTATAGATACAGCATCTGGAATTGAAGCTTCTGAAGATCCGGAAAATTATTCGAAAAAATATGAATTTTCAGAAACGGTAAAGAAAGAAATTAAACAAAAAGCACAAAATTGCGGTTCAAGTGATATTTCTTTTATTGACGTTCCCGAAAGGTCACATTTGAGATTTTACATTGAAAATCTTGCAGCTGGAGATATGTACATTACGCATATCATCGACTTCATAGAACAAATCAATTATAAAAATCTTGTGGAATATCTGCATTATTGCTTAATGCAATTATGGGAATATATAAGAAATGGAATTGATGAAGATGCGGAAAATAATATAAAAACATTACACATAGTTGAGTATGTATTTACAAACATCCTTCGTGACACAGACTCTCGTAAAAGAAATCGTAAGCTTGAAGGACTTCGCCTGGTTTGCCACATTTTTGAAATTTTCAAACACAACTTAGAATATGATAGATTTGAAGACGTTTCTCGGTTATTTTTGTTGCAAATGGATAATTCCTTGAGTGTAGAGCATAGATCTAACGAGAACGTGTAACCCAACTACTATGACCCACAAAACTTCACACTTTGTGAGTTGAATACGATCTATTACAATAAATTCGTCGTTCATCATTTTTAAAATCATTCATTTTATTCTTAATCATACTACTCGAACAGGTCCAAATTGAATGGGATACCAACCTTCGCACATTCCAGTAGAACGATACATGAATAGGTCTTTTCCTTGCCGGCGTAGCTGTCCTTCTTCCCCTGGAGTATCAGCGTGAAGATCGTCTGTGTTTTCTAAACACAAACAATCATTAAATGTTATTGTTTTGTTTTCGAAATCTCCCAAAATCAAACCTTTTCCGGGCTTATTGGCAATACATAACTTATTAGTCCCACTTGCTTCCGCGTTCGGACCTATAAAGACATTTGAAATATCTGTCGTTTTAGTCATATCCACTGGATCGGTATTCAGTGGAGGACGAGACGTATCGATTAAGTGCACCCCGTTTTGTATTAAACGTTGTGCCAGCTCGGAACGAGATCCCGCCTCGTTTATGCCTAAGTGTTGACATTCTTTTCTCAATCTTCCAGCCGTTACAGTATTCGTAGATTGCATTAAATTAAACTAACTTTCTTTTTTAAGCGAAGCTACTTACACACGCTATTGCTTGTCTTGCCCGTCTTCAAATATTTTTTATCTATGTATTGCATATCTTTTGTCAATGTTTTACATTCTGATGGACGTCTATATTTTCTGTAAATGCGCAAAACGCCTAGGCGACGCTTCTTCGCTAAAGCCGCTTTTCGTGAACCCATTCTTTTTGTATCGTGTTTAATCTTTTTGTCGATGGCTTGGTGTCGTTTTCGACTTCCGTCTGACAATTTATACGGAGATCCGTTAGGAATTCGTCTCGATCTTTTCAATGTAATACGGACAACGGACGCGGACATTGATTTAAAAATAGATAAAATATTTATTTCAATGCCCGGGAAACTATATCCGAGAAGTCCATGGCTCAGAAACGTCGGTTATTTTCCAAAAGAACGGATCGGCAAACAAGGGAAAATGCCAGCTGTCATGTCAAAAACGGCTTTGCCGTTTTCGCAAAACGCGAATCGTTTTGTGTCAGTCAACAAATACATGTGCAACCTTCCTTATGTATTAAAGTTCAAGAGCTACAATATCATGTATATAGATCATGACAGACTAATGATTACGTGTTATAAATAATTTAAGAAGTTTTTTGTAATAAAACTGAATGAATGTCGTCGTAATTACGCACAAGACTAGTCCTAATTATCTTAACGGTTGCTTGCGTGCGATCATTAATTCAAAAGATTATGCGAAAGTCAAAGGCTTGTACGTCGTCTACCACGAAGCGCACAACGAAATCGAAGAAGACCTCTACGACCACATCTTCGCAGTCCGACACATCTCCAAAAATTACCGAGACTACACGCCTTCTGGACAAGACATACATGTTTTGATGGAAATATACAAACGTATCTTTTCCTGGAAATGGGACCAAGTAGTGATGATAGAACACGACCTATGGGTCAAAGACGGTTGGCTAGATTCTTTAACTAGCAAGAATTTATTGGTTTCAGAAAAACCGAAAGAAAAGACCTCCCCGGTTCAATATTTGAATTTGACGTTCGTGAACGGGTACTATATCATGTGCAACTACGGGGCGCAAATATTATTGTTTCATAATACCGAAGCGTGGTATCAAGCGTTTTGTAATATAAAGAACGAGAATAACATTCCGCCGGATTTGTGGATCGTGGCGTTGGCGTCGAAGCAGATGTGGACATTGTACCCGGTGGGGTATAACAAGGGAAGATTGTATACGGAACATGTAGGGCACGGATATTTGAAACAAGTACTGCACGAATATCACGACCCGTTACCGTTTGAAGAAATTTAAGAATCACATTCTATTTTTTTGTTAATGATAGTTATAGTTATATTCGCATTGGTTCATGAAATCGACGAATTACACGAGCTGTTTATTCGGTTTCATCAAGCAAGTCTCATTTTGGAGAAAAAGTACAAGTTTTATGTAACGCTCGGGGCGAACGATACTTTAGTCGATTGGGACAATTCTATTCTTACCAAGGATTTTTTCATAAAAAAGTTCGATCAATTGACGAAGTTGACCGGATGGGCACCGGGATCGACGTTTCAGATTAGAGATGACATTTGCGGATGTTCTTCGGCGAGGAGATGCGCGTACCAAGAATGTCAAGACGCGTCGCACTTTATTTGGGTCGATCCAGATATTATATTTGATCGTTTCATTTTAAAATATATAGAAGGATCCATTGATGCTTTGCAAAAAAACGGAGTTGATACCCCTTATATAATAACTCCTGAAATTGTGAGATATTGGGACACAACATGGGACGTTCTAGTGAATGAAAAATACAAGAACTACCCGTTGAATTATTGTAAATCGAATAGCGCATATGAAGACGCGGGGACGAAGGGTCAAATCAATCTTGAAAAAATAAGCGAAGTAAAATTTGCAGGTGGTTGGTTTACATGCATGACCAAATCAATTCTTGATCTATTTCCAGTTCCTGTCGAATTTCCTTATGGACCCGACGATACTTCAATAATGATACGAATGAATAGAAAACAGTTACACAATCAATATGTTATGCGCAATTGCGTTGTGTGTGAAAATTATACATTGAGAACAAACCAATATTACAAAAATTTCGTAAAAATCATAGACAAACGGGAAGAATACCTAAATAGAGCCTTGAAGTTTATAAATTCAGAGAGTTTACAAATAACACCTGTGTCCATTTTGATACCAAGTTATAATACAGATTCGAAGTGGGTGAAAGAATGTTTACAATCCATTATAAATCAAAATGGAAAACATAATATTGAATTAGTATGGATAAACGATGGGTCTGACACTGAACATTCAAACGAATTGGAAAAAATGTTAAATGACATTAAGAACAACACTAGACATATTATTGAAGTTGTGTACAAGAAATATGATAAGAACAACGGTATATCGTTTTGTTTACATCACGGAGTAGCATTGTGTAAACATGAAATTATCATACGATTTGATTCTGATGATATAATGCACCAAGATCGATTAAATGAGCAGATAAAAATAATGAACAATCACGTAGATGTAGTACTTTGTGGAACTAATATGATCGAATTCGAGGAAATAGAAGGTAACAAAACGGCTATTAATAGGATGGTCGCTATTAATAAAGAGTGGTATTCATGGAAAGAATTCAAAGAAAATCCAATAAAATGGTTTGTGTCTCATCCTTCATTGTGTATGAGAAAATATGCAATATTGGAAGTAGGAAATTATGATAAAAATATGAAGAAATTCATGTGTGAAGATTGGGATCTTGAAGTTAGATTATTACACAGGTATGGGAAATTGTATACAATTCAAAAAGATTTAGTGTATTATAGAAAACATAGAGATCAGGTATCAAGAAAACAGAATGTAAAAACGATACAACTTCATATGGAACGTGTACTGGACAGATTTTCAAATTATCAAGAAGGATTGTTAACGATCATATTTGATGGTGGTCTTGGTGATAGATTGTATCAATATCATACTGCCACATATTTGGCTAAGAAATGGAATAAAAACTTTAAAATAATTGATGCGTGTATTTCCAACAATTATAAAAACTTA